CCTCCCGAAGAACCACCACCACCAGCAGCCTTAGTACTTACATAACGTGCCATTAACCTTCATACCCCCATACTTGGAAACTGAGACAAACATCAGCATCATTGTTAACCATAATACGATCTCCATCGGAAAGAACTATACCTGTTCTCTCATATTGATTAACACTTAACTTATAATCAATAATTCCTGAACAATCAATATTTGCAAAATAGCAGTTACAATCATCAACTATACATGCATAATCGGAACTTACAAAAGTTGTAAGAACATTACTTACCTTAGTACTATAAGGATCAGCTACCTTAGTCCAAGTTATTAAATCACTGGTCTGGAAAGGATCCCATCTACAACATTTGTGATTATATACATTCATGTTCCAAGTACAAAAATCTGATCTAAAGAGACATGATGTACACATTGCAGTAAGAACACCATCACTATAAGCAGTGGATGTCATCTCAGTTGGCCAATCTGCTACTTTTGTAAGTTTTGCTCCTACTGCATCCTTACCACCTGTTACAGCAGTATTAGTTGAAGTGTTTATACCATCTGGACGGAAGCATGTCTCAGGTGCGATTGTGCCGCAACAATGATCACTTTGAGTACTCTGATTACAGAATGGACCATGAGAAACTCTCATATCATTAGCATCAAGACTGAATATTCCGCACTGCTCTGCAAGTTGGGATCGAATCATTATATAAGTACATCCCATTGTTTCCGACTTATTTTCTTTAAAACAATTCCATGCCAAATATTTAACAGGGAATTCATAACACATATATGGTGCTGTAGACGGTGCTGCTATCCAAAGTCTATATCTTTGATAATGATAGTCTGCAACTCCACTGAAACAACACTTGAAATAACAAATTGATGGATAAGAAAGGAGATATTTATGACAAAGAATATTATTAGTGGTATTCCATCCTCCCCAGATCATCACAGAGCAATTAGTCATACCATAAGCAAATCCATATGGACTCATCAGACAATTTTTTCCATTAGTATTCGGAGCTGACATAAAGGTTGAACAACAAGGACGACAGTAGGGTTTTGCAATCTGACATATCCAATTTGCTCTATTACAACAACTTGATACCTGAAGTTCTTCCCAGTGTTGCCAACATACACAACCACAACATACTTGGGGTGAAGGGGTGTACCATGATCGAAGTCCTCCCGTAAGAACACAACCACAAGCACACTGACAACACCACATGAAGGTCATCCAAGGAGGACTCGTATACACACCCTCCTCTATAAGAGGTGCACAATTAGTAGGCTGACACTTGCAATTACATGAATAATCAGCACTAGTGTAGTTGGCACAGCAACATTGTAAATCTCTATCTAATGCATACCAATTCCACATTTTTTCTCCACCACCAGCACAGCAGTGACAAGCACACATCCTACACCACTGAAGGTTACAATGTGAACCCCATCGACACTTACAACCATCATTCTGACTACAACCACTATATGCGGTTATAGGAGCCATACCACTATCAACACTAGCATCTCCAAGACATCCACACTGACAACACCAGTTTATCATCGCTTGCAGAGCATTTTGCCGTGAATTCGCAGAATTACCCATTCCCACATTACGGGCTGTTATGGGATACCAAGTACCTGCATTACCACGAGATGAAGAACATGGAGTCCAACAACAAGCACAACAAGTATTGTAAATAACTCCAATCCATTTACCAGGCCAGAACCAATCACCACCACAACAAGTATGATAGTGAGATGGATATTGCCTCATCCAAATAGAAGGGTTCTGCATCTCATTTCCACCATATAGCTTACCCCAAATGCATCCATCTGCACACATACAGATACACCCCTTAGTATTCACCGTAGCCTGATCAGGCATTTCGTTTATCCTACATCCATACGTATCTTCAAAAACAGGCATACTAGCTACTTGTAGATTGCCTCCGTAGCATGACGCAGCAGGTTGATTAAATTCATATGTTGGATTTTTAGTATGCCCAAAAAATGTACTACCAGAACCAACAAAACATTCTGTATAATACATAGGAGCAGTCATACTACAGAATGTACCTACAGATGCACTTTGCACCGTTGTGAACTCTGATAATGTTGTTGATGCAATACCAACAACCACTGTCATCTCAGTATTCTTATCGGTACTAATAGCATTGGCAAATAATGAAACCGAAGCAGCATTGCCAGATGTATTTTGGTATAGATCGGCAGTTTTTCTACCTTCTATAACGCATTTTGATAATCTCCCATTTGGCATTTTAACTAACTCCTCCGATTGTATACAAGTTTGTTGGAAGTTTCTTCATATTATTTATCTCCTTACTTCGTTGATACTGTTCTGCCACCATATCCAGAGGCAAAGAATGTGGTTTTTGCATCACCACCACCGCCTCCACCACCGCCTCCAGCGATGCTAATATCAACTGTATTTGTTGTACTATTAAAGAGGAACGTATTTCCTGCTCCAATAAAGTTTAAATTAGTTGCATTCGTAGCAATTGAACCACCTGCAGAACTAATACCAACTCCTGCATCAATTATATAGATGATTCCACCCATATTGGCATGAGCAGTACACTGATACCATAAAATATCGGGTGCATCAAACTGAACATCCCAAGTCAAAGTACCATTAGAAACATCATTATTGGTAACACCATCATTATATGCTGTTCCAGTAGAACCATTTGGTGTGCTCTGAATCCTAAATGGATGAGCACCCATATTATTAATAAACTTATACTCCTGACCCCTTACAAGTGTTATTGTAGGATCATTTTCTGCACCAGTAAAACCTGGACCAGAGAATGTATAGTTATTAGTTCCATCTGCACCTAATGTCCACTCAGTGCCACCACCAACTAAACTAGTAACATTAAGAGTAGTAATTGTTGCAGCAGCAGATACAATATCACCATCAAATCCAGCAGTCGAAGTTACAATACCAGTATGAGCATGAAGACCAGATGGGAATATAGGTGCATTACCCATTCTTCCAGTAAATTGATCTGCACGAATAGTACCACCAGGAGTATTCTGACCTGTTCCGAGACTACCAATTCCAAGAACATCAGCAAGGAACTGATCCCCTTCAGAAACCGTGAATTCTTCACCTGAATTTACAACTACATCTCCGTAAGGAGTGTATGCAACATCTGCACTATCAGGAACTATTATTGTTCCACCAAGAGCAACTGTCCTATCAGTATAATAAACAACATCCAATCCCACTGTAGAGGAAGGATCTATTGGAGTACCTAAACCAACCTTAGCAAGGGCAGTCATAGGTGCTGCACCACCAATACTTATACTACTTGCAGTAATACTTCCACCAATTGCAGTAATACTTCCAGCAGCAAATAAATTACTTGCAGTTAATATACCACTAACATTTGTATTAGTAGAAACTCCAAGAGTAGCAGAATCTGCACTGATTACCTGATTTCCACCTGCTGATATAGCAAATTGATTTGCTCCAGGTGAATAAAAACCAGTATCACGATCACCAACAAAATAACCCGTAGGTAATGCTGCTGTTCCAGCAGTAAAACCAAGTCCAGCGGTCATTGTGTCGCCAAACCTACTTACATATTTGTTAGTAAGGTTAAATGGTGCAGCATCAACCCAGAAAGCTGAATTACCAACACCTAATGCATCTTCATCATACCAAACAAAGGTTCTTGCAAGATTAATACTATACCACAAATCACCACTGGAAGGATTTGTAGGAGCAGTAGCACCGATACTTACAGCACCGCCTCCACCGCCACCACCACCGCCTCCAGCGATGCTAATGTTAACAGTATTTCCAATTGCTTCAAATGTATTACCTGCACCTATAAAATTAAGTTGAGTAATACCAGCACCAATTGCTAATCCAGCAGATTGAATACCAACTGCTGAAACAAATGATGTGCTGACACCTGAAGCATAAAGAGTTCCAATAGTAGCAACCCCAGTGATATTGAGATTTCTACCTGTTACCTCATCATATACAATATCATCTCTAACAAATAAATCGCCACCAACATAAAGGTCACCACCTGTTGTGGTAATTCCTCCTGTGGCAGCGAGTGTAGTAACACCTGAGATATATGCTTCTGTCGCTCCTATTCCACCCATCACATGAAGGGTGTAATTTGGAACTGACGTACCGATACCTACTTTTTGATTTGTAGAATCGGCAAGAAGAAGATCATTACTGACCTCTAAACCATTTTTGACTACAAAATTCTTATTGACAGCCATTCGGGTTCACTATCCCCCAATTTAATTACTTTTTGCTTTAGTTATTTATAAGATTTAAACTGCTAATCTTATGGTGAGTAGAATACTTCTGATGGAGTACCTATTGCTAATCGTATTACTACCTTTGAATTACCAGTACTTCCACCTTGTTGCTGATCTACTACAGTAACTGACCCATCCTGATATCCACTTCCTCCTCCACCACCAGGAGATGAATTTTGAAAAGTTCCACCAGCACCACCAGTAGCACCATTACCGCCACGACCAGGACGACCACTACGACCAGTAACTCCTTGTCCTTCACTACCTCCAGCAGTTTGAATAATATCATATCCTGCTTTATATCCTCTAGAAATTTGTGCAGTATTATCCACTATTGTTCCATCTGATAATCTAAATCTAGTATCTCCTGGTATATCACTACAAGGAGATAAAGGGGATGAGACACCTGGTATTCCTTGTCCACCATATTCTGCAAAATAAACTCCTTTAGGACATGAAATAGTCAGTCCTCCATTGTCACCTGATGCTTGCGTATCTTGAGGATATGTTTGAGGAGTATAATAATATATTGAGTTAGGATCAGTAGAAGTAAATCCAGACCCATAAATTCCAGATGTAGTAAGGTCTTGACCACTTAGCCCGTTACTTTGTGGAATAAGTCCTGGTGTTACTCCACCAGCACCAGCTCCAAATCCTTGCCCAGTAAAACCAGATATATTAGTTCCTCCACCATCACCACCAGCACCACCAGGCCCAGCATGTCCTCCTTGACCTACACATGCCATCAAAGTTGACTTTCTGTAAATAAATGGCGTATTAATAATTTCATTCAAACCAGAAATAATATATTCAGTATCTTTTTCTAATGTAAATCTAATTCTAGAATATCCACCCTCACCACCTGAATGAAATTCTGTATTCGTTCCCTTTCCACCATACAAATCCATTTCAATATCAACATCCTTATCTGGAGAATATAAACAATAATAAAGAACAGTGGATGTTGTAGATAATGGAACCATATCAAAGGTATATTCACCATCATTAAGATCATGTTCTGTTAGTGTAGCAGTAGATGTGGTTCCAATAGCTTCTATACTAACATTAGAAGTATCAGTACTAGACTGACAAATAAAATTAACACTATTTGATATTACATCAGGAATATCCTCTGAAGTATGAGAAACTACGCATCTTATTCTTCTTGTAAGAACAGAATCTGACCTGATGGTTAAAGTAGGAGTTTGTGTACCAGAAACAGTAATATTCTGAGATGTAGGTGGAGTTGCAGAAGCAGAAGTATAATTTATTTCTCCCCATCCATCAGAATTTGTGAATGATGGATTTAATGATCCACCTATAAAACTAACCAGATTTGGATCAAAAGTATTCACTCCTCCTTCTCCACCAAGTCCTCTAGTTACTCCTTCATCTCCACCATTAGCACCAGTTACTCCTGACCCACCACCAGCTCCACCAGAACCAGCAGTTCCTTCTCCAGATCCACCAGCAGATAAAGGAATATTACCGTTTGTATTTTGTACAAATGCAGTATTAGCATCTAAACCATCCTGTCCATTATTAGGTGTTTGAAATGTTTTACCAGAAGCACCACCGCCACCTCCACCACCAAGAACAATTGCTAAATTACCATTAATACGAATAGAAGTAGCACCACCACCACCGCCACCCAAATTACCTTCACTTGCACCAAAGTTGGTATTAGTTCCAGTATCACCACCAGCAGCAGCACCAGCAGCACCAGATCCACCATTCACTCCATCTTGTCCTCTATATCCTTTATGAAATGTTATACTCTTACCACCTGCATTAGGAATGCTAAACCATGCGGTTTTTCCTGCACCACCTTCACCACCTGTTCCGTAATCATCAGGAGGTAAACCATTACCACCATCACCACCAGGACCAGCAGCAAGATCTAATTTAACATCTGTTGCGTCTGCTGGTATAACAAAACTTCCACCATCAACTAATGTTTGATTATATGATGTTGAACTACCGCCAGTATTATATGATATATCCCCATCAGTAATATTTTCCTCATCTAGTTGCCACTGATAAGATATACCTCCAGTTGCACCATTAGTTAATTGAGCACTTACGGAGAAGGTAGCATCTATATTTTGAATACGTGCTGCACTAGATGGTTGAACATTAATATCAATTACAGGAGTAACAGTAACTGTTGCTATTCCCGAATTAAGAGGTTCATTTAATGCATTACCAGTTCTTGCTCCTGGTTGTCCTGGAACATAATCTGCTTCAAGATAATATTTCTTATCATTATCTGTAGGAGTAATTATATTTTTAATAGTTAATGTAGTAGATGCTGTACCAACATACTTATCTCCTTCTACTAATTTTCCAAGACCACTTTCATACCACTGATATCCAATTGATCCTTTATTGACAGCAACACCCGTAGATCCAAAACTTACTGTAGCAATTCCACTCAATATCACATCTGGTCCACCCGTAGAACCTATACCAACTCCAGTAGTTGCTACACTAACTGGTTGAGTAGCAAACTCTAAAGATGGACCATTAAGGTCTAATTTAGTTTTTACCTTCCCGAAGAACTGACTCATGAGAAGTTCTGACCTCCAACGATACCATATAAAGTATTACCACCATCAAATGTCTTAAATGAATATATGTCAGTTGTACTTGAAGCAGTACTTACGACTGGTATAACACCTCCTGGCCAATACACTGGTATACTTGTACCTCCTTGAGATTCAAAATTATCAACACCAACAAACCAAGTTCCTGTAGCATCTTGTGTATTCTTAATAGTAAATGATGAAGATCCAGATGGAACATTTTGAATAACAAATTTAGTAATACTTTCCGTCGCCGTCAATTCAAATGTCTGTGCCTTAGTTAAATCAATAGTAACTATACCAGAAGAACTACTTAAAGATTGAACACCTTCAGAATAAGTCTTAAGTTTGGTATGACCTCTGACCTCAAGGTTAGCAGTAGGATTTGTTAATCCTATACCAAGTGAACCAATACCACTAATAACTGCAACTTGTGTTGAATGACCAGTTCCTACTTGGAATGGTTGAGAAGTAGAATCTGTCCTAATACCAATCTCATTAGCATAAATTTTACCACTTGTTATATTAGTTAATGTAAAGTCCGAAGCAGTAATACCAGTAACACTTGAATTTGCAATAGTAGTAATACCTGCAAAATAAGCATTAGTGTTTACATACATTCCTTGAGTATTATCTCCAGAAGCTCCTATAACTAAAGCAGCATTCTGTTCTGGTAAGGAAGTTCCAATACCAACTGTGTTAAGAGAGGTATTGTAAATTGCTCCAGATATATTAGTCCATCCAGAAGCATTAACATTTAGGTTAGTTAATTCCGAACCATCACCTCGGAAAGCAGTTGCAAAACATGTTCCAATAATATTAGTATCACCATTAACATTCAACCTAAAGTCACCTACACTTCCCGTTCCGATACCAACATCACCCGTAGAATCTATAGTAACTACATGGGTTCCACCAGCACCCACTTGAAGTGAGTTAGTTCCTGGTGTTGTAGTTCCGATTCCTACCTGATCTAAAGATAATATATCAGAGTTCTTAGAAAGACTTACATTACCAAATCTTCTCCAGTCATTATCTACAGAATATACCCAACCAGTGTATCCACCATCTGAAGGATCAGCATTGTAAACAATGTCACCAGGGTTACCTGCAAGAGAAGGAGTTGAAATACCAACTGTATACTTCCTTGAAACTGTTGCATCTCCTTGTAAGAATATTGAATTAGACTCAATACCCTTAGTAGAATTAGAAGTTATCTTATTGTTAACAATAAGAGGACCATTAAATTCAGAAGCAACTTTATTATCATCACCACCTTCTACCTTAATAGAACGAGTAATATTTGCTTCATCTGCAGCAACGATATTCAAACCAGTCTGCTCACTAATATCCTGACCTGTTACAGTTTGAACTGGGGTATCAAAAATCTCTTCTTTTCCAGTAAGAGAACTTAATCTTCTATTACCATTATATGAAACACCCTGATCATTCATTCCAGTATAGAATACTGCACCAGCATCTTTTCTAACTGATTGTGCTAAGAGCTCTTCATTAACAGTTAATCCTCTATCTTGCTTATCAGGCAAAGCAGTAGAATAATTACCTGGTCCATATCCAACATATTCAAAGGTATGACCAGAAGCACGAATAATAGAGTGCCTACGTAATTCAATTGGATTGATAGAAATTTTTCTAACAACTGATCCATTTAAATGAGTTGCTCTCTTAGTGCCTAATGTTCCACGGAAAACACTAATAGGATTACTAACAACATTGCCTTTAACTCTAACAATCTCATCATCAATTGATAAATAATCACCAATATTAACATCAGTTGTAGAAAGATCACTAATACTAATTTGAGATGTGGTAGGACTTGCCACTGCAGCAGATAATGAAGTAGTAACACCAGCATAAACTGGAACCATTCTACCATTCAAACTTTCATTATCTACTGTAGGAGTACCACCATTAGAGGTAAATCCTTCTCTATAAACATAAGTTCCAACACCCACTGTAGATGGACTATTAGCATTAGTGCCAACAATGACAGAGAATGAATTTAATGATAAATTTTCTTTTACAACAAATGATCCATTATAAAGGGAATTAGTAAATCCAGCAAATCTTACCTTATTGTCAACCTTTAATCCATGAGAATTTATAGTAATTGCTGTTGCGATTCCAGATACATTATCGTATGTAAGATCACCAATAACAACTCCTTCACCAGTTAGATAGAAATAAGAATCCTTACAGAAATCTGCTCCGATACCTATAGATGTAGTTGCGGTTCCAGTTAATGTAGATGCAGATTCAACATTAATAGTTGTTCCAGATCCTACAGAGGTAATTCTATAAAGATCATTGTAATCTGAATATGCTGCTGATGATACACCAACAACTCTAATAGTATCTCCTACATTATCATAAACCTGATTAATAGTAACAACTGCTTGATTAAATCCAGTAGTAGTGGCAGTACCAGCAACAGTTAAAGTATGTGCTACTCCAACCTCATATCCACAACCACCATCCATAATCCGAACATCAGTGATAGTTCCACTACCATCAATTACAATCTTAGCAGTAGCATTTTGTCCAGGAATTCCTGGTCCTTGTGCAACTAAACGAGCATTATAAATTTCTCCAGCAGATCCAGTACCATAACCAGCACCACCACTTGTTAAAGTGACATTTACAAGTCTATTCAATCCATGCTCTATAGGAGTGGTAATTGTATGTCCAGTTCCTGCAATATTAGAAATAATATTAGTAATTCCAACACCAACCTCAATATCTTGATTATATTTGGTTAAAGTTTCCTTAGTAATACTATTCTTAACATCATCAACAACAACATCCCCAATTAAACTAGATTGAGCAAATGATCTAGATTCTTGAGGATCAGAAACAGGATTATCCCTATCAGTCTGAGGATATAATTCTTGTACTGGTTGAGGGAAACTTTCATTCCTGAATGGAACAACAGATGGATTATTTGAAGAATTTAATAACGTCAAATAATAAATACCATCCTGCTCTCCAGCAACAAACTTTTGAGATTCAGAATTTCGATATAAGTAATAGGTATCTTTGTATCTCTTTCTCTTAATATAAGGAAGAGAAGTAGTTCTACTAGAAGTATCATTACTAAAGGTTCCTGGATCCGTACCCAATCCAACAGTAAATCCAGTAGTACTTGTAATACCTGCAATTGTATATAATCTATTATATCCAGAATTACCAATACCAGTAGTATTAAAACCACTTCTAACATTAACCAATTGAATTTGTGAACCTTCAGAAAGTCTATGTGGCAATTCTGTGGTTATAGTAGCTGTACTACTAGCACTATTCCAAATAGCATCTGCAATAAATCTAAAGTTTCTTTGCTCATTGACATTACTTAATGATCCTGACCCAAAGTATGCCTGAATCTCCCCATCTGTAGAACCTATAGAAGTATTAGATTCCTGAATAATAAATGCATCACTTGGTGGTTTTGCTATTCCTGCATCTTTAGGAACAACGTATCTTGCACGATATAATGTATCAACACTATTTCTATTATCAACCTTTCGATTAATATAAGTTCTTGGTGTAGATTCACCTAAAATTGCAGATCCAAATCCAACAATATTAGAATAAATTGTATTATCAGAAGAATTAGTAGAAACTCCAACAAACCATTGACTATTGGTAGCATCATACTGAATAGGATGTCCTATTTCACCCGAATTCTTATCAGATACTCTACTTACAACACTTAGAACTCCACCCTTGTTATTAATATTAAGTGCATTATCAGTATTAGCATCATTCAGGGTCTTAGCAACTTTAATATTTCTATTAGTTGTCAATCCAGCAGTAATCGCATAATAAACAGTATTTGCATCTAATCCATCAGGAAGTTGTCCAGTATCACTTAAAATACGGATAGATTCTCCATTTATAAAATCATGTGCCTTAGTTAAGGTAATAACATTACTATCAGCACCAATACTATCAGAACCAATACTATTAATACCAGTTATACTTCTATCAACAACAAAAGACTTTTCAGAACTGGACTGAGATCCAGACATAACAATCTTGGCACTATATTCAGATGTACCAACTAAAAATTTAAGACTATCATCCTTTCTTGCACCAAATCTATATCCCTCTAATACATTCTCAGGAGGAATATCAGAGTTTGTTTTTCCATAAAGATATAAATGTCCTGTAGATCCAACTCCTACAGCAGTTTTATGAACATCAATAGACTCAAATTCAGTTGATACTTCTGTTAATGAAATCTCTTTAGGAGGAATAATATGAGTAATATATCCCTTATCATCTTGCTTAAATGCATCCTTCTTAAATCCTTTAGAAATTAATGCAGTAGCACCGAAGTTAGAGTTTGAGTTTGTGATAGAAATATCACCACCACTCTCAGTAACAAAATGTTGAGCATATCCAATAGCAAAAACAGAAACTGCTTGGATAACCGCATTATTGGTTACCTTAATGTGACTATTTTTATATGAAGGTTTATACTTTGCACTTGAATTTGTACTTAAGGGAGCAGAAAGAGTTTGAGTATCATCATACTGACCATCATTACTATCATATAGTACAAATGCATTATCATCCTTCTGAAGACCAATACCAGTAAACTGGGCAACAACCATAGACTTGAATCCTGTTGCCTTGTCACCATCAGCAAGCATTCCACACATACCATATACAGAACGTAGAGACACGTTAAAGATATATGGAGAAGATGACGTTACAGTGTCAGATGCTAATGCTAAAGTAGATCCAGCAGGATTAGGAATATTAGCAACTGCAGGTGCATTTTGAACAGTATATACTACAGTAGTATCATTTGGTCTCTCTGCAACTACAAACTGACCATTATATCCAGCAGCACTAATTCCAGAAACACGGAAAGGAGTATCTACATCCAATCCTAATACTTTACCTGTTAGAGTTGCTGTAACAGTAGTAGTTGGAGTTACACCATCACCAGATCTTATTGAAGTTATACCAATAGACTCTCCCGTTGAACCAACAATACGATATTCATCAATTTTTGGTTGAATATCTACTCCAGTAGAAGGGTAATCTGGTTCAATAGCACGACCAGAAGATTGCCCATAAACTAATCCAACCTTTTCATAATACATGTCAAGATCAGTACGAACCTTATCAGAATAAGTAATAAAGGCATCATTAATATCAACAGGATTTACTCCATCAGCATATTCAAAGGTTGTTAACTTGTGATGAGAAAAATTAGGAACAAACTCACTATTAGTATATCCGTTATAACACTTCCCATTCGGATTTGCGTCAAATACGGAAAATTGCCAAAAATAGCATCCACCAGTAACTCTGAAAATACAAGATGGTTCAATATTGTTGTCAATTGGACTTGGAACGTATTTTGGTCTAATTTTGGTTTTTCTTAAATCAAGACCAACTATAGAAGTTCCCCTTGGGACAATAACTCCACCAAAAACACTATTTAACTTATATAACTCATTATCTGCAGACTCTAAATTGAAGTTTGTTGTTAAATCATAAGGAGGTAAATTATTTGATACAGTACCATTTCTTAATCGATAACTATTAGCACCATCAGGAATCCATCCTGGTCTGTTATCAATTACATGTTCACCAGGATATAAAAGTATTGTTGTTTTTCCAAATCTATCATTATCTAATCCTTTCTGATATGAAAATCTTGAAGATTCAATTAATGCACGTTGAATAGTCTTAAATGGACGGGTCAGTGAATTACCCTGATTTTCGATACTATCAGTTGCATCCAAGTCATTTGGATTAACATAGAGAATTGTTCCTCTTGCTGATTTAAGAAAATTATCTAATCTGGAGAGACCCATCTTACTCGCACTATAGTTCTTGTTATGGATTATTTATCATCAAACAAATCCATGCTCAACCTATCGTGAGGAAAAATTTGCTGAGTTTTTTTTCCGCCTTTTTTGGAATTAAAAGTCGAATTTCCCTCAGAGTGGATTCACATACGATAAGACATCATCACTGACATTATCACGCACAAATTCTAAGACATTCATAAATTCTTCTGTAGTATCGCAACTTACTACTTTTTCATCACCTTCATTTGAAAATAAAGAAAAAGATCTTTTAGCAGGATTAACAACACACCTTGTCAAGTATTCATCTTCCATAAGACCTTTCCATAATACAGTATATTATATAGAGAAGTTATACAAATGTCAAATGGTTCTTGTATTGATTCGACTACTAAAGGCAGGATCATTACCCTCCTTATCAGGTCTATCCTCATAATCTTCACCTTCATACTCTACAACCAAAGCATTTACATCCTTTCTTTCTGCATAAATGTGATAAAAACAATCAATAGGTATGCCACCATTTGACTGAAGATATACCTTTTCATCATCCCATCTCTTCACTATAAGATTCTGATGAGCACCAATAGGTTGTAACTGAACAGAAATACTTTCAATATGAACCAAATCTTTCCAATAATATGGGAGTTCAATTACATTTCTATTACGAAGTCTCCCTCTATAATATACTCCAACTTCTGGACCCTCAATACATGCATGAGCAAGACGATACCCTTCTTTAGAAGGATGTTTCATATCAAAAAGTTTTGGTTTAGAATCAGCAACTTTATGTCTCTTCTCTAATCTACCTACAGAGAGAGTATCAGTAGATCCTGTAACATATAAATCACCATCAATATATACATTTCCTACAGTTTTAACTGCTGTAGGAGTAGTTCCCTTCACTCCTAAACTACTATAAGGAGTTTCATTATCAGGATCATCATTCAAACAAGGACCAACCATTAAGGTAGCCTCTGAGGTACTAAAAGTCTGAGGAGGTCCAACCACCATCGGACCTTCTACATGAGCAGATCCATTAATCTTCTCATCCCCTTGTTTAATTGCAGGAACAACACCAGTCCCTACTTGAAGTTGTCCTCCACAACTTATATCGTCAAAAGCAAAAGACATATTAACCTCCTAGATTTGATTGTTGTCAGATACTATTCGTTTCCCACCTACCTTTGAATCTTTCTTAGAACATGCATCAGTAACACCTCTGATAATAGACCCATACATTTTCATAACTCCATTAGAAATAATTTCACCCCGTTGAGGACTACACATCCTATACATCATTTTAGCATTTAGAAGATACTTATTACACTCCACTAAAACATTTTCAGTCGCATCTATTTTAATATTTCCTCGATCACCTTTATCACCTATAGCAATGATTTCAATATCAGTAGCCTGCAATCTAATCTTTCCATTAGTTGCAGTAATGTCTATATTACCATTCTTTGCATTTAATATCAAGCTGTCTTCATCTTCCGTCTTTGCACTGCCACATTCAAGTTGAAAATTACCAGGTTGGATAGAAGATGTCCACCCCTTTCTTTCACCATCAATATCCATAGTAAAAGAATGTTCATCATCTGGAGTCCTAAGCATAACCCCAGATGTAACATCTCCTAACTCATGAATGTGACCAAAAGCAATCGATCCTTTCTCATTACCATATCTAATAGCAGTATAATTCTGCTTAGTAGTGGTTCCTTTATCAGGAGCATCACCCCCAACATTTGTCTTTGTATTATCAATATTATGAGCTTGTGGCATGGTTAAAATTAAATTAGATTTTCAGGAGTATCTGGTATATTTAAACGAGGATCATTACTATTAATGTCAGTACCTTGTCTCTGAATTGCAGATGGAGGTGTAACAGAACGAGCATCAACACTTTCCTGTAGTGTATCATAAACACGGATTAAATCACCAGCAGTTTCAAAATAACCTGCATATCTAAGACCCTGTTTATAGAAAACAGCACCATAGTAAGGTCTACCATCATAGTATCCTGTCTGTTTGATACCAACCAAATCAGTAACCTGAATCAGTCTATCTGGAGAAAGATTAAGATAGATAGGATCTCTTACAACTCTAAATACAGGTCTAAGTTTTGCATTAATACCTGTAGGAGATTCTATTGTAATACGAGGATACTGTGTAAATCCTACTCCTACCTTTATTGTACGAATATTCGTCAATCTACCAAAAGGATCAAACTCAGCTTTAAATTCTCCCCCATTAGGAGGATCTACTATAATTCTTGGTGTATCAGGAGGTTCATCATCAGGTGGAGGATCAAAAGGTGGAGGATCAGTAGGAGTTCCAATACCAGTTCCTGGTGGTAGAGGAGTTCTTGGAGGTGTGCCTGGTGAAGTTCCTGGAAATCCAGTTCCAATACCAGGAGGTGGAGAACCAGGAGGTGGAGGTAGAGTTCCTGGTGGAGGGTCACCGCCGCCAGGAGGTGGTGGAGTTGTGATAGGAGGTAGAGGTGGTGGAAAAGTACCGCCGCCGCCACCGCCGCCAGTTCCAGTTCCAATACCTGGTGTTCCTGGAGTGTATCCAATTCCTGTTTGTTCAGGAACAATCGAAGTCAATATTATTGTTGATGTGTATGTGGTAGGAGTTCCTATACCAGGAGGAATTGGAGGTGGATAACTAACTCCTGGATCAAGAATTTCAACCCTTGTTACTACACCCTTACCTTTTACAGGAGTTTTACATGGTGCAGGTATTAATGCAGCAGAAATTGCTAAAGGATTCTCATACCATGATTTACCTAATCTTTTTCTCCATTCAGGACTACCTTCAGCAGGAAAAGTTTCATCTTTTCTAGTAATATTAACTGCCATTGCAGATGGGTTATTCTCCCATGCTTGTTGTCCTCTATAATAATCATCTGATAATTTCCTAAACAAACCATCAGCAAAAACGTTGCTGTCTCCTATTCTTCCAAAACTTGGTGCAACTGTTATTGTATGCTTTCCTTTATTAACCAAAACTTTTTTCTTCTGTCCTGTATTAAAATTTAAAAGATCAAAAGCAGAAACTCCAACCTTATCATCAAAAGCACCTCTAATTATTTCTTTTCCATCAAGATACACAGAACCATGAGCATCATGTGCAAAATGGAATTCATATTCTCCTTCAACATCAAACTCAACATTACTCCATTCATAATTGATAGTTTTTATATCCCCAAATACAGGATAATCAGGAGAAACTCCTTTAGAATTTAAAAATGTACCATAAACTTTATGTTTATAATTATATAATTTTGGACCTTTATAAACAACACCATTTCTAACAGACGTGGTATTAAAATCACTACCAATTACAAACTTAGCAGTATTTCCCCTAATATCAAAGAACTTTCCTTCACTAGCAGTACATACAACATCATCAAACCAAGCCCCACGACCTTCACCACCACCTACACCTTCCCATCCCCATAGATCTTCCATCCGAATGACATTATCACCCTGTATTTTTAATTGAAAATGCTTACTACCATCACCACCCAAAATATTACTTTGAAGAGTTACAGTATGAGTTTCAGAACCAACCTCACCTCTCCTAGTCCATGTGGTACCTTCTATTGAAAGAGAATTTAAAGCAAATCCATCCGAAGCACGTCTATCGTTATACGTAAGAGTTAATGTAATTTGAACATCCTTTCCCGTAACATCAAAACCTCTACCATCTGCTGAAAATCTAGCTGTTCCTCCTAAAACATTATCAATAGTAAACGCAGCATTACAATCCCATCCACCTGGTCCATTATAAAAAGGATCTTCATCAAATTCAAGTCTCGTATCACTTATTCTCCTATAACCATTTACTGGATCTTTTAATCCTCTCATTAGAATCCTATTACGACCACTACCATCACCTGTCAATTTTTCTTTACCAGTACTTGTAATCACTACATCATAAACTTTTCCCTTTTCAACTTTCTGTACAAAATTCTCATGTACATTTCTATACCTATGACTATTATCAGATAAAGTTTGCTCAAGATCAGAAGCTCTCAATTTATAATAGAAAGATCCATCTTGCTCATAAAATTCCCCTTCAGGTGCGGTAACAAGAAGATTTGCTCCATCATAAAATCCCTGTCTTCTGTTTCTTCCACCATCATCATCAAGACCAATGGATGCTCCACCATTCTCAACTTTAAAGAAACAAGTACGTCCACCACTACCAAAATAAGATAACTTATAAGCAATACCTTCCTCAACATTAGCACTCTGGGTTATTCCTCTTGTTTCATTGGCTATGG